CAACCTGCGACTGCAAGCCGGTCACCGAGCCATAAGCCCAGGACCCATTACGCAGCAGCTTGTAGGGGTAGACCGTGGCGTCGAACGTCCAGACGTTGAGATTGAGATCGAGCAGAGCGCCACCGCTCGTCGGCGTTATGGTCGTCGCTGGAGCACTAACGCCATTGGCCGAGGCAGGCGTCGACGTGTCTGGAAGTATCAGCTCCTGGTCATATGATGTGAAGCCAAACACTTGTCCATCGGTGCGCAGAATCGTCCAGCACGTCACCATCGAGGCTGAGCGTGCGCGGAGCGAGTTGAATAGTGCTGCGTTGATGCTGCGCATTACAGATTTCCTGCACGAACTTCGATCAGCTTCACGTCGGCTGCTCCACCGATGCCATACTCTTCCAACGTGATCGGCAGCCGGTCAGTGTCGAAGCGCACCGGGACATAGAATTCAAAGCCAGCGGTGATGATGACGTTGGGTAGCGGGGCTGGATTGACATAAACGTTGACGCCGTTTCGGCTAGATTCCGCCGACCACGTGGTAAGAGTCGAATTTAGGACCATCGACTTCTTGTCGCTCGCCACGCTGACGATGGTGAGCATGAATGCTTCGTTGGTATTGTTGTGAGCGGTCGCCCATCCGTTCATCACGATCTGCTGACCGGCGGTGAAATTATTGAACACGGCGGTCGGAGAGACAATTTCCAAATAGGTGGTAGGCGCGGACGGGACGGGATGGATAAGCGACATTCCGCTTAGACCGGACAGCGTGATCAACGGCGTGAAGGTGACGATGCCAGTCAGACGATCAACGGTGAAGTTCGTCACCGGCGCGCCATCGATGGCGACCACGACCGTCCCGTCGATTGGCTTGGTGATCGGACGAACAGACTGCACCGAGTTATTTGGCGAGCTGTAGGTCTTGATCAACTGGAATTTCTTCGTCAGGCCATCACCGGTCCCAATATACTGATCGGTTGGGTTCGACGGAAAATCCTCGGTGTTGTCGATGAACGCCGTCGCCGTGGACGTGTGATCCAGGTGATCGTAATAGAGGAATGAGTCACGCCGACCGCGCATCGTGCGGAAGAAAATTAGGAGTAGCTGGAGCTGCTCAATGGTGCGGACTCCATAGGTGACGTCGAATTCCAGCAGCGGCTGATCCCAGCGCGACGTGCGCTGATCGGCTCCGGAATCCACGACAACCACGTCGGTCGCGAAGCGCGTCGCGCCGACCGAATTGTAACCGATGTCTTTCGGGAAGATTTCGTATTGGAGCACGTCGGTCCACTCGAAGATTGGAGTTCGCGACGCCAACACATGAATGTAGACGCCGCCGACATATTGTTGATCTATGTGCTGCACCTGCTTCGAGAGCGCGTGCATGGTGATGGTGGTGATAAAGTCACGACACAGGTGATTGCCGGCGATTCCGTCTATGGTCACCGTTCCCCATCGCATGATGCCAATGGTGGTGTGACCAACGAAGGTAAGCGTCTCGGTCCCGAACTGGAGACTCATTAGACAACCTTGAATCCGATGTTGACGTTTTGAACGTTAGCCTTCGTCCACGCGCCGCCGTTTGGATCGGACTCCCAAATGTGATTGCGCTCCAGCATGGAAGGGGTCGGCGTGATCGGGTCCGACAAGGCTAGCGTCGATCCGGATTTCAGCGCGATGTTGTATTTTGCGATGCCGGCGCTGTCCTTCTTCGCGCGGACGTTCACTTGCACCGCGAGGACGTCGATGATGTCGGTAGGCAGTTCACTGATCGTGAACAACTCCTCGTCGCCGGAATTGTTCGAGTAGAGGTAGGCCGTGGTTTCGTCGAGCGGATAACCGTTCACGGCTGACGCATGCGTCACTCCGCCGCCAAATTGGTTGGTCGCGTTCGGACCAGCGTCGGTGTATGGGATCATCGTGTGAACTACGCAATCGCCCAGGAAATCGGTAAGCCCATGGGTGTCGGCGTCCAACACATACATATCGTCAAAGGCGGTGCCGCTGTAACCGTTTCCAGCGCCGATGCGGATCAAATTCATTGGCGACGAAGCAGGGATCGTCGCGGTGATTACGGTGTTGCCATCGACCCGCACTTCCATTGCAGGCGTGCCAGCCGTGGTGATCTTCACTTCGACGTAATGCCACGTATTGGGATACATTACGTTGACCGGTGAATAAGCTACCGTTGATCCAAGAGCTGCCGTAAGCGCTCCAGTTGCGTTCAAATACAGATTGAACACATTGGCGACAGAGCCGGCAAAATTGTCATAACGAAGAGCGACCACCTCTCGGTATGAGAGACCGCCAGGACACATATAGGCAAAGCCAGCGACCAAGGAAGACGTGTTGTTGAACGCCCTGGACATGAGCTGATTGTTACCGCCAACGGCAGCAAAGCCGATGTTGCTCCGCGTCGAGGCGGTTGGCCCCATCGCGTTGAATCCGTCCTGGTTCCACCCAGACGAACGCATCCGGTTGGCAAAATTTGTGCCGTCAGACCCGTAGCCGTCAAATCCATCACAGAAGAGCAAGGTCACGTGGAGGTTCCTTTAGGTTTGTGGACGTCACAAATCCTGTCCGAAACCGTAGCGGATGTCAGGATTGTTGTCAACGGAAAATTAAGGATAACGGTTCAGTTGTTCCGAGCCGCCATCCGACCAAGCGCGCGCTGCATCTCCGCCGAGACCTGCCCGGCGTTGCGGCGGAAGCTGTCGTGGTCCTTCGCCTGGAGGTTGACCTTCAGGTTGGTGATGTTCGTCTTACCACCGCCATTGTCGCCACCCTTCATCTCGACCGGGATCGAGCGACCGCGCGACAGCGGGATCACTGCCTCATTCTGATGGAGGATCGCCGGCATGCCTCCGGACGTGTTTGGCGTGCCTTCGGAGTAGTGTGGCGCACCAGACCAGAACGAGGAAGACGCCGACGCAGTGCTCACCGGCGAGTTGCTGTAGCCACCTTCCGAGAACATGCCACCGATCATGTCGGCAGCGCCGCCAGCCATGTCGCCGCCGCCACCGCCACCAAGACCTCCGCCAAGACCCCCAAGTTTGCTCGCCAACTGGCTCACGCTGCTCGTCGCCTTCGTGGCGTCGTCGCCCATGGTCTTCACGGCGTCGCCCAGCTTGGTCATATCCTGGGCACCCTTGCCACCGGAGCCGAGAACCGACGTGAAGTCCTGGTTCAAGCTGTTTTTCAACTGGTCAGTCGGCTGCTTGATGGCGGTGTCCATCTTCGAAGTCAGTTGCTGCGAAACCTTCTGGTTCGCTTGGTTCATCTGATTCGTGTAGTCGGTCGTCATCTTCTTGATGGAGCCGTCGACGCCATTGGTCTGCTTCGACAAGCCTAGCGCATCCTTTCGCTCGCCGACATAGCGGTTCATCACACCATCATGCTGTGGCTTACCAGCCAGAGCCTTGTCGGCATATTTAGTGCGCTCGTCATAATAGGCGTTGATCTGATCCTGGGAGGACATATCCTTGAAGCCTTTATGGGCAGCCGTCCGGTCCAGAATCTTGTTGATGCCTCCGTGCTGAATGGAGCCAGAGAAAACTCCTTCCTGCAAACCACGATCATCCATCTTGAAGCCGAGCTTCTCGGCGTGAGCAGCGGCTGGATCATACCACTTCGCCTTAGCAGCAGCGTCCTGCGCCGCCTCGAATCCCTTCGGGTCGGTCTTGGCGATCTCTCGCCACTTGTCATTGAACGCTTGCGTGCGAGGCTGCAATCCGGCGAACTTCTCGGCGTATTCTGGATTCGATTTGAAGAAGGTGTCGAGACCACCTTGCTTGGAGTCGAACTGATACTTACCGTAGGCGACCCCGCCATCACCTCCAGCGGTTCCTATCTTGCCTTCATACTTCGCCGACAAGAAGCCAAGCGGCTTGTCGCCAACGGAAGGAGCCACCATCGACGGCGACAACTGTGGCAGCGTGAATCCAGCACTAGGCAAGCTCGTCGCTGGGTGAATCCCGGCGGCGGCGAGTTGCTCCGCTGGCGACATCACCACTTGAGGCGCGGTCGTGGTCAACCCCTCGCCGAAACGAAGCGCCGAGCCGGCACCGATGACGCCGAGCCCGCTGGTCATGGCTGACGAGCCAAACTGAGGCAGCGCCGACGACGCACCTTGCGGGACGATCCCAGAAAGCTCACCGAACATGCTGGCGGAGTTCGACGGAATTCCAGCGCCGGAACCGAAGCCGCCGGTCATCGCCGACGAGCCAAACAACGGCAGCGTCGAGGATGCTGGATTGGCCTGAGTTTCTAGCCCTCCAACCGCCGATGGATTAAAGCCAGACCCACTGGTGGTGAAGGCAGAGGAGGTGTTCGTGCTGCCGAGATCGGACGGAGCACTGCCGGTGATGCCGGACGTTCCAGTCGTTTCACCAGCAGCGTTAGTGCTGGCGACGCCGGTGCCAGGAGCGCTGCCGAGACCACCGGCGTTCATGCCGTTGATGTTGACGACGCCAGCCGTGACGGTCATCGTCGCGGTCTCCTTAACGGAGTCCTTCAACGCCGCGTCGATCTTCGACTGCGCGCTATCTAGCGCCTTGCCTCCGAGGCCGAGCGCCTGCTGAAGCGCTCCCTTCATGTTACCGAGGTCGAGGCCCTTGATACCTTCCGCCATCAACTGCTTGATGCCGGTGTTGATGAAGCTCTTGGCGATGCCCTTCAGCACGCTATGCAGCTCGTCGCGGATCGCCGCGCCGAGGCTCTTGAATTTTCCTTTCCCCTCCGTCACTATTTTTGAAATACCATCGGCGACCGAATCCATCGACTTCTTGATGTCGTCGTTCAGTGCGTCGGTCGCGGACTTCTGACTATTTGCCCATTGACTGAAGCCATCAGCACCGCCCTTCGCCGACTGCTTTTCCAGGGTGAGGATGGCGCGCAAGGCATCCTCCTCTTCCTTGGTCAGGTCGAGACCCTTCTTCTTCAGCGAATTGCGTTCCGCGAGGATTTCCTTCTCGACTTCGTATTGTTCCTTGTTGCCCTTGCCAGCGAACTGCTCATGGAGCTTCAGGTCCTCCATCTTGTCGCGAATCTTCGCCGTCGCTGGCGCGATGCTGTCCAGGGCGTTATAGCGCGCGAACTCCTTCATCCGATCAACCTCTTCCTGGGTGATCAGATCATTCGTGCCGGGCTTCTTCTTCCCGAGCATCTCGCCGATGGTCTTGAAATTCTTCGCCAGCTCTTCGGTAGCCTTGACGGATGGATTGAGCTTCTCGTAGAGCTTGCTCATCTCGTCAGTCATGGTGATCGCTTTTTCGTGAGCGCGCTCTTGCTCGCGCTCAAGATTTCCCGCCGTGTCGGCGGTGCTCTTCCACTCGATTGGCTTTGACTTAGCCAGCTCGTCATGAATCTGAGCCATGATTCCCTTGACGGCGGTTCCTTGAAGTCCGAGCTTCTCCAGAGCCTTGCCAAGAAAATCCTGAATACCAGTCGCCGCGCGCTTAGCGGAATCCGTCAGTTGGGTCTGCATCGAGCTGCCCATCTTGGCAGCGACGCTTTCCATCTTTCCACGCGCGTCACCCAGCGCATCATCCCAGCTCATGCCGGACAGCAGGTCGTTCAAGATGGTCTTGATGGCTACCGCGCCTTGAATGGCCTTGGTGAGATTTAGGTGCGATTCGGCGAATCGTTCAATCGCCGAAATGCCGGCATTGACCTGCGACTGACTGACGCCGATCAAGTTCAGGAACGACTCCCAATTTGCATATAGCAGCGCGACGGTGACAGCCGTAGCCGTGAGCGCCAAGCCGAGAGGGGTGAACAGCATCGCCACGCCACTGATGGCGATCTTGGCGGCGTTGAACGCACCGGCTAGCATCTCCCAACCGGTCTTCGCAATGCCAAGAAGAACATTCTTCACAGTGAGTGCTGCGACAAGCACGCCAACCGCTCCAGCCACCTCAAGGATGGTCTGACGATTTTCGATCAGCACCTTGCCGAGGACGCCAGCGGCGGCGAACGCGTCGCGGAATCCTTCGCCCATGCGCTTGCCGATGTCGTCGATGCCGGCGGCGTCGAGCGCTTCGGTGAGCGTGTTCATGAACGTCTTCAGACCGGAGTCGAAGCCGCTGTCGAACACCGTCTGCTTCATCGTTTCGAAGCGGTTCTTGAATTGATTGATCGCGGCTTGGGAATGCTCAAGACCTTCCTCAACGCCGGACGAATACTTTTCGCCGAACGCCTTGCCGATCTGGATCATTTCCTCTTCGTTAAGACCACCCTCCTTGAACTTCTTCTTCAGTTCAGCACCGTTGATTTTCAGCGTGTCCTGAATGATGCCAGCCATCGACGGAAGGTGGGCACCCATGCCGCGCATGATCTGCGTGGCGTGACCGCCACCCATGGCGAAGGTTTCCATGTATTCCGTCATCGTGCGCTTGGCGTCAGCGGCGGACACATGCATGGCGGCGATGGCCTTCTGGATGCCCAGGAAGGACTTCTGCGTGTCATCCAGCGAGACGCCGAGCGAGCGCGTCGCGCCAGCATATTTTTGATAGGCGGGAAGCAGCGTTTCGAGACTACCGCCGGTCTCGTCAGCCATCTTACGCACGAACGCAAGCTGCTCCGCGACCTCGCCATGAGACGT